TGTAGAAAGTATCATCAATCCACTCTACATCTTCGGGGATATTCTTTTCAATAGTGCCACCAAAAGAACTGGAGAGTTGTGCTTTTGGTTTAGTTTCTGTATCAACCATTAATCCTAATCTCTACGTTTTCTTTGATAGTATTGTAATCTGAGGACGAATCATTGTCGTCAGAATGGAATACTTGTTCGTATCCAGACTTGAGAAGAATCTTGTTCTTAATCTCTAGTTGTCTCTTCTCTTTCTGGATCCTTCTCAAGAATGCGTAGTAGATAATCTGTGTAAAGTATGCAAAAGGATTACTGGATTTATCTGGGTTGAAGTTTTCAATGTACTGAACACAGTTTTCAATACCATCACAAATCATATCTTCCCTAAACATATAGTTTACAAAGTTAGGTTTGTATGAGAGATGAGTTGCGATTTTGAGAAAGCACTCACCAATGTAGTTGCTGATGGGAGGACGCTTTTCACCCTTCTCTTTGGCAACTTTACATTGGTGTTTGAATTCAACTAGAGCAATTAGAAACTCTTTGTTGTTAACGTAATGCTCTGATTGTGTCTTTCTCTTTGCCATTCATACGTCTTTGATCGTTGACATAAGTGTATCAAATAACTGGTCAATAGTCAAGGGGCTTGACAGACCTCTGTAATCTCTGTATGATAACCCTGTGGAGGGTTCAAAGACTAATTAGCTTTAAATAGCTTCTCTAAGAGATCTCTACATTCATCTACAGAACCTATCCTACCGAGGTCCGTTGAACCTGCAGTATTCAGTTGGTCTAGGTTTCTATGTAGTTTACGGAGTGACAGAGAGTAGAAGATTGCTACCTCGGGACCACACTCAACTACAGTAATAATCTTTTCTTTTGGAATAACGAATGTGTTCTCGTTAGAGAACTTCATCCATGGTCCTATCTTTGCACCTTGCTTTTTTCCAAGAGTCACCTCTTCAACTTCAATTGGATTCTCTACAATAATGTAGTCACCATCCTCATCAAAAACGTGCGTGACTTTTGCTAAAAGTTCTTCTCCAGTGATTAATTTGATAGCACCCAGAAAATCATTTTCTTCGGGCATTTTATTTGTTCCTAATGCGGACATCAATAAATTCATAATTAAAGTTTTCTTCATTATATACTTTCACTCTTTCTACTAAATGATTTAGTGTATAGTTCCTTTTGCTACCGTTGGATATGTCATCTGCAATATCATAGAGAACTGCTTTCTTTTTGTTATCACCTCTTCTGAGAACGCGCCCGATCGACTGCAAGTTCCTCACTCTTGATTTTGATGGTGATGCAAAAACAACATTGTGCAGATTTCTGATGTTGATGCCTGTACTAAAAGTTCCGTATGATGCAACGATAATTGCGTTGGATGTGGTCTCTGCGATTTGCCTAATGCGTTCGCGGTCTTCGACCTCAACTCCACCGTGTACTAGAAAGACTGGACGATCGTCACCTGTCTTACTATTTATGATATCGAACAATGGCATACCATGACGCTCGACATAATTAAACAGCACCAGAGTATTACCCTCTAGATCGCATACCAAGTTTCTGATAAACTTGTTACGTGGCTCACATTCAACTATGTAATCAATCTCATCTTGATAGGAGTCAAAAGAAATTTTGTCATGCTTAAGAATCAAAACTTTAATTTCAAACTCAGACAGGTGACCATCTCTAATCAACTTCTCTGTCTTTGTTACTTTATCAACCATACCAAACACACCTTCAAGAACCAGGCGGTTTGTTTCGGTGCCGTCCAACGTACCAGTAAATCCAACTCTATACTTACAGTCATAGAGTTTATTCATGATGTTGGTAAGTGACTTTGCTTTGAAGAGATGTGCCTCGTCACCTATGACTGCACCAAAGTCATTGAAATAATTCTTTGGCAGTTTGTAGATAGATTGCCAGGTGGTAATCACTACATCTTTTTTTGACATCGGTGAGTTTCCACCGTATACTTTGTGGCAGTGGTGCTTAGCATTCCAACCATAGTCCTCAAAGTCTTTATGCATTTGTTCGACCAATGATGTAGTGGGAACTACAATCAAAGTCTTTAGATCTTTCGCCTCAAAAAATCTAGTCAGGGCATAGATCATCAATGACTTGCCTGAACCTGTTGGCGATAGTAATAATTTCCGCTTGTTTCTTAGCGCTTCGTATATTCCTTTGTACTGATAGTCTCTCGGTTTGAAGGGTAAGTTCAGTGACTTTATGAAGTCTCCGATCCCTTCTGGTGTAACGAACTCATCCACTTCTGATGGAAGTCCGTAAAATTCGTTGTCCCGATATACGTATTCGTACCCTCTTTCTTCGCAGAACGAAGTAACATAAGGGAGAAGACCAACATAAATCTCGCCCGTACCTGGGGAGAATAACTTAATTTTGCCATCCCAGAACCTTTTCTTGTAAGCAGACATGAACTTTGCTTGAGGCACCTCAAACGTAAACTCATCTGCTAACTCGTAGCAAACGTGTGGTTCTGCAGCAATCCTCAAGTATACTTCGTTCTTCTTTTCAATAATGACACTAGATTTCATAACCTTTCAAAAACTTGGCAAACTCAATCGCATTTTTGATGTGAAAAGAACGATTGTTAATTGCCGTGAGGATGGTCTTAATTGATTCGACCATCTGGTTCAAATACTTAAACTTGAGGACTGCCTTTTGATATTCTCCATCTGATTCCAGATATATGGGTACATCTGTTTTGAGGAGTTTGATATGGAATGGTTTCTCCGACTTCCCTGTATAGTATTCCCACCTGTCACGGTAGACTGTTTTTACAGTTAACTCCTGCTGATCCCGAAGAGAACAGAAAGAATTGTAAATACGTAAATATTTAGCGTGTAATTTTGGGATCGCTAATGAGTCATGATCTAGTTTTTCATCGTTTAGTTGTGAGTCTTTCTCCCACATGTCATTCAAAGTTTCAAGATTCATACTTTAGCGCCGTCTTCATCAGTGATATCATATAAAGTATACTTGAAATTGACCTCTGCTGTAAAGTAATTGATGTCAGTTGCAGATGCATCAAACTCAAGTGTGGTTAATGCTGTTGGAAAAATTTGTTGAAAATTTACTATAGAGATTGGATTGTAGTTGCTGTTCAAGATAAGTAATCTTGCATCACTAAACTGCTTACTAAACTGAGTATCTCTACCTGCTTCATCAACAGTCTTCATATACTTATCAAACTGTTGAAACTCTTTTGGTGTAGATAATCCTTTCAACCACCTGTAAATTTCGTAGTAGTTGTCAAGATTTTCATTAACTAAGAATGTTAACCTTAAGTCTGAGAACGTCATCTTATCGCCAGGGACCTCATACTCCTTGACTGGAGTTACGATTTGACGAGATCCAATTTCTACTTCTGGAATTGCTGCGCGTTGACAAAAGAAATCAACGTTAGGGCATCTACCAATAACAAATTTAAATCCAACAGGGGATAAAAAATTTACGTTGGATGGACTAAAGGTTGCCATTCTTCTAGGTGTTACTTCACCCAATTATTTAGAAGCATAAAAAAAGAGGGGTCCGAAGACCCCTCCCACTTCCTTCACACGGATGTGATAATTATATCACATGAGGTTCTTAACGCGGACTCTTCTGTAGTATGCGTTAGCATTCAGGTTGGAAGAGTGCTGTGGATCAGAGTTGGTCAGTGCAGTCAGACCCTTCGCGAATGGGTTCAAGACCATGCCGTAGCGAGTCTTAAATCCGATACGTGGCTGGAAGGTGTCCTGACCGATTGCTCTGTACATCTGGAGAGGTACATATGGGCAATAGAACAGACCAGCATCATAAGCATTGGTGCCCTTGTAACCAACAACGTAGTATTGGTCAGCGGAAACGTTTGCCGAATATGGGTCGATGTAGACCTTGAAGCGACCGTTGAGAGTACCAACAAAGGTGTTGCCAGTGTCATCAACTTCACCCAGACCGCCAACAGCACCGTTGATGCCGCTGCTGTAGTCAAGTACACCTGCCATTGCAAGTGCAGAAGCTACGTCTGCAGAAGTGATGATTACGTTGCCCTTCCCTCTACGAGTCTCTTGTGCGATTGCGTTGGCATCGCGCTCGATTTGGAAGAGAAGACCCTTGAATTTCTCAACAGACCATCTGCCGTTAGAGTCAAGGTCAAGGTCGAATACGCCTTGGTTAGCGGTGTTGGTCTGAGCACCAGGCTTAGCACCACGGTAAACAGTTCTAACAACTTCTCTGTTGATTTCAGCAAGGATCTCAGTAGAGAGGATGTTTGCCAACTCGCTTTCAGCATCAAGACCGTGGATCGCCTTAAGGTCTTGTGCCAGTTCTACGGAGTAATCGGCTCTCAACGCACGACCTTTTGCCTCTACGGCAATACGATCGATGCTGAATGCCATCTCCATGAACGCGGTGTTAGTACCGTCGCCCAGAGCTTCCATCTCAGAGGTGGAGAACTTGGAGGATGCGAGGTCATAGTTGCCCTCGGTAGTACCGCCGCCAGTTGCATCGTTGATGAGAGCAGGATTGTTCTCAGTTGTGGCAGTTGGAGGTGTGCCTCCATCAGTACCAGAGAACTGAGCATCAGGCTCATTGAAGAATGCCTCGTTACCAGTCTGGTTGGTGTAGTGCGAGCGCATTGCGAAGATCAGTCCAGTAGGACCGTTCATTGGTTGAACGCCAGCAATATCATAAGCAATCAGCTTAGGCATTGCGCGTCTGATCAGGGAGATCAGAATTGGGTCGAAACCGTCAACGGCACCAGTACCAGTGGTCTGAGTGTTGATAGGACCAACGTTAGTTGGAGCCTCGGTAAGGATTGCACGCTCCTCGCGGAGTTGCTTCTCTTGGTTTTCCAGGAGGATAGCGGTAACAGCCTTACGATAGTTGTCCTTAATTTCAGGAAGACCATCATGGTTTAAGACTGGTGCCCACTTTTCCTGGAGATTTTCTGCATTAAACATGCGTTTTCTCCTTTAAAGATTTTTTAGTGGTGTACAGTATCAGAGCTTTTTAGCGAGAGCAGCGATATACGAGCTCATAGACTCGCTAATTGCTTCAACTTTTACAGGTTCATCTGTCGAAATTTCTTCCGCAACCTCTACTTTAGGTGTACCAAAGTAGGATTCTTTGATTTGAACCAGCTTTTCACGATACGACTCTTCGGTTTTGAACTCAACTGCTTCAGCGAGAGAGGTGAACTTATCCTTTTGGGTCTCAGCAAGACCTCTGGTAAGTTCGCTCAAAATCTCATTTTTACGATAGTTACCAACTCTCTCATGCAATTGGATGTTCTTCTCAACCTGTTCGTTGAGTCGGGTCTCCATTTCATCAAGTTTTTCGCTCATGTCAGCCACAACGTCCAGTTGCTCTGTTGGGACGTTGATGTTGCTTTCGATGAACAAGTCTTTGAGACCTGCCATGAACGCCTCAGTGACTTCGGCGCGGAGACCTTGCTCGATGGCAAGTTCGTTCTCCGACATCCATTCCTCACATGCGTAGTTCAGGAAGTTCTCTACACGACCAGCAAACTCTTCCTTGATCGTCTCGATCTCTTCGGTGAGTTTAACTTCGGTCGATTCCTTAATAGAGGCAATCTGTTCTTGAACTTTCACTGCAACAGCAGCTTCAAAAACGGTTTTTGCTTTCTCTTGGAATTCTTCAGAAAGATCAGCGCCAGCAAGAACTGCAGCGATGTCTTCTTCTGCTACCACCTCTCCTTCTACCTCTACATCATCGAAGATTTTAGCAGAGAGAGCACCAGGCATAGCACTCGAAGCGCCGCTAGGCTTGGTTTTCAGGGTGGAATCTTTTGTCGCAGTCACAGGAGCAGCCGCTTTTGCACCTACGTTCTCGGTGCCTTCTGGCTTTTCTTTACTGTTGCTAGCAACTTCGGTGCCGTCATTTTTCAGATCGGACTTTTGAGGAGGAACAGCGCCTTTCTTGATGGCAGCATCGCCAGTGGCAGCTTCTTCCTCAACAACTTCTTCTTCAACCGCAGTGTTTTCTGCGATCAATTTAGAGAATTTTTCATCAATAGTAGACATTAGTGTGCTCCTACGGGATAATTAGACTGCGGTTAATTACTATTATTTATTTATAAATCACAAATTTCTGAGGAAAAAGTCAAATGCGCGGATTTTTCTTTCCATCAGTTCCTCACGAGAGGGTGCGGTATCAAGCACTTGCTTGATTTGCTCAATGTGTACTTCTTTGATTCTGTTACCTTCCATCACCCATTCTTTTCCTTCATAGATACCTTCAACAAAAGCATCTGGCGCGGAAGGATCTGCTACGATATCTGCAGCAGTGGCAAGAATAAAGTCATCGGCAACAACAGAGGTGGTTCCTTCTTTCTTGATAGAACCTAATCCTCGGGAAGAAACACCGAGTTGTACCCCTTCCTCAAGTAAGTTCTTTGCGATCTTACCCATAGGGGTCTCAAGAAGTTTTGCTTTTCCGATGAAGTTTGCACCTTCAGGGATCAGCTCAACAATCTTGTGCGACACACGATCAAGGTTGATAGTAGGACCATCAGGATGACCAAGTTCTCCTAAAGCACGCTTGGTTCTTACGTACTCTTCGTTATATCTCTCTACCTCGCGGTCGAGAACTTCAAAGGGGTACATGCGACCGTTGCGATTCTTGATCGCACCTTGCAGAAAAACACCCTCAATATACAGAAGTTTTTTTCCGTCTCTCTCCTCAGTGAGGATTTGTACGTCTTCAATCGTTTCCGTTATCAGTTTCATCGGTAGTTT